AAGAACAAGAACAATTAGAACCGAGTATTAATCAATTAAATAATAACAAAATGACAAAAAAAACAATGCAAGAAAAACTAAAGAAACAACCAGAGGCAGTTCAAGAAACAAGAAAAGAAGTTTTAACAAGACTTTATAAAGAGAATGGGTTGGTAAGAGAGGATGTGTTTAAAGACAAAAGAGGATTTTCTACAATAACTAGAAGTGGTGTAGATAAAATTGCTGCTAAAAATGGAATAACTATAGGTTATGAAGTTATACTTTTAGATGTAGAAAAAGGAGAATGTGTTCTTAAAGCAGCAGCGACTATGAAGGTTGGTAATGAAGTTAGGAATGTAATGGATTTTGGAGAGGCGAGTGTTTCCAATAATCTAACAGGAGGTGGTAAAAAGTGGTTAGTTTCTATGGCTAAAAAAAGAGCAATGGGTAGAGTTGTTTTAACTTTAGCAGGATTTTACGAGCAAGGGATGTATAGTAAAGATGAGATGGCATTTGAGATGGATGAGTAATTATGATTGGATAGATGAAGCACTTGATGGTGAGCCTAGTGGTATTACAAATACCCAATGGCTTATCATTGAGAGTAATATTGACCTAACATCTTTTACAGAAAGTATGAAATCTGATATTCTAGGAAGAATAAATGATTTAACAGAACTAGAAGCAGAAGAAATAATAACTAAAATGTATGAAAACAGATATGAAAAAGACACAAGAAAACAATGGGAAAAAATGTGCAAAGATGGAGTATTTGGACATAGAGATTTTTAATCACTTTTTAAAAGTCTACACTTACATTATATGGAACAAGAAACATCTTTTAGGTGAGATTGCTGAAGATGATATATTGAAACTGCTAGATAAAATACAACTTATAGATTTTTATCATATTGGTAAAACTAAATTTAAAGTTGAGAAGTCTAAGGTTGAAAAATACATAAAGACAGATGACAAATAAATATTCTTTAGTACAAATCAGAGAATCCAGAAATGAGTTTGAGGCTTTACTAAGAATATATGGTGTGTCTAATTTAAAACTTTGTAAGATACTTGGAGTTAATTATGCTACAAGTAGAAAGTTTATAGAGAACCCACCATCACTTAGATTCATTCACGCTAAGACATTAGCAGACTTTATTGGATTAAACATACAAGACATAGTTGATACAATAGTGTACGACTTAAATTAAAATTATAACAAATGAGAAGAAGAAGATTAAAGTTTAGCGATTATTACCACAATATAATCACAGAAGAATTAGCAGATATTTATAACATTAAGCAGGAGGAAATGTTTTTGGGTAGTAGAAAGAAAAACATTATATTTGCTAAAAGGATGTATATCTATATATTAAGAGAGATGTTTGGATTAACTCTTAGTGAGATAGGTAGAGTAACAAACCTACATCATGCATCTATTATACACCACACAAGAAAGTTTGAGTTCTTTTACAATAACTATCCAGAAGATTCTGATGCTTTTAAAAGAGTAGAAGATAGAGTTATTGAAGTTGAGGTAGATGAAGAAATATTAGGACTAGAAACTCAATTAAAACATATCAATGAATCATTAACTAAATTATATATAATTAAAAAATCAAAAAATGACAGACAAAAAAGAGAAGGTTTACTTACCAAGTAGTATCAAAAATATTGATACGAAGTATGGTACAATGATGGTTGCTAATTTCAAGATGGATGAACTACAGGCAAACTCAAAGAATGGTTGGGTTTCTATGGTGATCTCAGAAAGGAGAGAACCATCTGAAAAAGGTGCAACTCATTATGCTTATGTAAATACTTATGAACCACCAACTGATAAAAAAACATCACCTAAGAAAGTTAAATCAACAACTGGAGATGATGACTTACCATTCTAATGATTAAATGGAAAAAAACAACTTATCCTAGCACTTTCATCAAACTATCTGATGAACTTGCTAAGGTAAGGAGTATGTTATCTGCTGATGTTTATAATAAAAACACAGAAAAATATAGAGGGAATCAAGAACATTCTATTCAGCAATTAGGAATATTTGCAGAACTTATTGCAAGACATCTAATGGAGAATAATAAAGGAATAAGATACAAGGCTGCACCACTACTTGAAGAAAGACCAGTTGTTGAGGCTGACTTAATTATGGAAGGTATTGGTGAGTTTAACTATATTGATGTTAAGGGTGTAAGAAGTGGGGGAAATACCCTTAGAATCAATTTTAAAGCCCATAACAACCCTCAAAAGAAAATTACGCACTATCTGTTCATACAGCCATTGAACGCCTTATACGCAAGATTTTGTTGGTTTACTCACGAACAGGTAAGTAAGTGGACTGTAGTCATGTCCACCTATACAGAGTGCTATGAATTAGAGATACCAAAAAATAACTAAAACTAAAAACAATGAAAGAACAACCAAACTACTATGCTATAATAAGTGCTGAGGTTAGATATGATAAGAATCTAACTGCAAATGCTAAATTATTATATGCTGAAATAACTGCACTACTTAACATCAATGGTGAGTGCTTTGCTACAAATAAATACTTTTCTAACCTTTATGGTAAGAGTACTGTTACTATTTCTAAATGGATAAGTGAATTAGTGTCAAATGGCTATATATCAACTCATTATATCTACAAAGGAGGTACTAAAGAAATTGAAAGGAGGTATATAAGAAAACTTAAAGGGGGTATTAAAGAAAACTTTAAGGGGGGTATTAAAGAAAACTTTAAAGATAATATTAGTTTATCTAAAGATAAACATATTAATAATAAAGGGACTTCTTTTAAAAAACCAACTGTTAATGATATTAAAGAATATTGTTTATGGAGGAATAATGGTATTGATGCAGAAACTTTTTTTGATTTCTATGAGAGTAAAAATTGGTTGATAGGTAAAAACAAAATGAAAGATTGGAAGGCTTGTGTAAGAACTTGGGAGAAAAGACAAAATAAAACTAATAACAATAACACTACATCACACAGACATCAGAAAGGAGGAGATTATGGTGATGGTAAATTTTAAACTATGAGAACAATAGAAGATACATTTAAAAATGCAGACTTTCTGCAGCCAAAGGTTTACAACAGATATAAACTTGGCACAAGAGAAGAAATAAAAGAAATGTTCATTAAGTCTTTTGAGTATTACGATAGAACAGTTGATAAGTATGAGCATTTACCTGCTTATGATGAGATTATTGACTGGATGACAGATACAAAAGGTAGAGGTTTGATGTTGATGGGTGAGTGTGGATTAGGTAAGTCAACTATCTTAAACTTTGTTATTCCTGCTATATTTAGGACAAAAACAAATAAGATATTAAGAAGTGTTCCTGCAAAAGAATTAGGTGCAGTTGATAGAAACAAAGCACCATTCATTATCATTGATGACTTAGGAACTGAGAGTATTAAAAATGATTATGGTACTAAGATAGATGCAGTTGCTGATGCAATTTCTTATGCTGAGGATAGTTCTAAAACATTACTGATCACTACAAATTTAACACCTCAAGCACTTAAAGAAAGATATGATGAAAGGACTTTAGATAGGTTAAGGAAGTGTAAAGTGGTGATTATCAAGGGAAAAAGTTTTAGGAATTAATTTGTATAAAATTGAATTATTTTTATATCTTTGACAAATGAAAACAATATTGATAATATGGGGAGTGGTTATAATTGCTTGTGTGCTAGAAGCCTATTTCTGCTCTGTATTAATAGATGATGAGTATGGTGGGGATAAATAATAATAACAACAATAGGGACACTCTGAAACCCTTAAGCGTTAATATTCCTTTTTTTACTAACCCCACCAAACTTATTATCCTAATTAAAATAAAACAATAGATATGAAAAGAACTTATAAAACAATTAAAAGCGTATTAAAGCATCATATTAAGACTGGAGTTAGGTCTTTATGGACTTGGAAGAATGACAACTTTACAATGATATACGAAAACTATGCAGGTGATGACAGAATATATACAAGTAATCAACTTTTAAAAATCTTAAATGATGAATAGTGCAACTATTGGTGCTTTAATCATTGTTGGTTTTGTGATTTTGTATATATTTGCTGTATGCTATATTGAAGGCAAGATAGCAAGAAAAGAGAATGATAGTTTAGAAAATAATATAGATAAATTAGATGACAAAGCATAACAAATATTATTACGATAAAGGTAGGAATGGGTGGATTGCAACTAACACTTGGCAAGATGAGGTAGTAGAGGATAAAGATAATAAATGGAGTGGTGGTAAAATAGATTATAGTAAAGATAAAACTCCAAACTATTACATTGGTAGAGTTTATGGATATGAGGCTAGGAAAGTTGTAGAGGATTTTGATTTATCCTATAATATCGGTACTGCCACTACATATCTTCTCAGAGCAAAGCGTAAGCACGAAACAAGTGTTGATTGCATACAGAAGGCTATTAACCACTTAGAATTTGAGTTAGATAAAATTAAAAATGAAAAAACCAATTTTTAGAGTATTTGTATCTTACGAGATAAAGAATAAAAAAATTACAACTAGGAAAGTAGTTAAAGGAATACTAGATACATTTGTTCTTACATCTAACATCAATGAAATAAAGAACGACCAAGAATTAATAGATAGAATTTGTTACATAAATAAAAAGAATCTAAATAAAGTAGATGTTATAATTACAAGTATTGATATTGAAAATCAATATGGTGAAACTACTGATAGGTTTGAAGATGAATATTAGATTATGCCAAAGATTAGAAAGATAAGAATAGAAGATAGAAAAGATAGTAGAGGTGGTGGTTACTCCAGAAGAAAGTTTACTGTGGAAGAAGCCAATGCAATTAGAAAAGAATATACTAATGCAACTCAGAAGATAACTATCTCATCTCTTGCTAGGAAGTATAGTGTATCTCAACCTTTAATGTACCAACTAATAAAGGGTACTACCTATACTGATAAGGGGATAGGGGGTAAGCATAGGGGGCATAAGGGGGCATAGGGGGTATGAAGAAAGAAGCATTAGTACAATCCTCATTCTGTACCTATATACAATACACTTACCCTAATGTAAGATACTGTGCCTCACTAGGTGGCATAAGAACATCCATGAAACAAGCAATACTAGCCAAGAAAACTGGCTATGTAAAAGGCTTCCCTGATATGCAAATATGTAAAGTCAATAGTGAGTATGCAGGACTATTCCTAGAGATTAAAGCAGATAAGACTTGCTATCCATCTAAAGAACAAAAGCAATGGGTTGCTGACCTCAATGAAGCAGGTTACTATGCTAAGGTGGTTAAAGGACTTGAAGAATGTATGGATGTTCTTGATTGGTATATGAAAATTCCTTAAAACTTTTTTTTAAAAACTTTTCCTGAACTGTTTCTGTTTTGAAACTGCTCGGTGAAACTGCTGTTGAAACTGCCATGAAACTGCCCTGAAACTGCTAGGTATATTGGCTAGGAGATTTTGAGTGAGATTTTATTTTTGTTTCTTCTTTTCTAATTTTCGCACCTACTTTTTAGAAAATTAAATTGTTAATAACTTTTTTTATATTTATGCAAATAATTAAAATATTTTGCTATTCGCATATGCGTTCTATTTACTGTAAATTTTCAACCTCTAAAATTTAGCAGCACCAACCAACCACCAACCACCAACCAAAAAAACAACTTTTGCAGCAGCACCACCAAAAAACGAGGCAAAAAAACACTTTTTTAATTTTTATATTTGCTAAAAATAGCCGTATTTTATGCTTATTTTATAAAATTTTACTCTAGTAAATAAAAGTTTTTTAACATTTGTTTGCTTTTTGTTAAAAATTGTTTGTATCTTTGCCCTGTCAATAATTAAAAGACAATAAAACAAAATAAACTAAATACTTAAACTATGAAAACAAAAACACAAAACACAAAAACTAACTTATTTGATATTATTTATTTGCTAAGTTTACCAGCAGCAATAATATTATATTTTATAAACCTTTAAAAGTTAAAATTATGAATAATTACAAGATCACAAATTTAAGAACTAGCAAAAGTTATTTTTTAAATGAAGAAGAAAAAGCAAACTTTCTTAAAAAAAATAAGTTTCAAAATTATGATATTACAAACTTATCAAAATTAAAGAGAATAAAAAGAAATAAAATTTTAGATACTATTGGTTTTGTTTCTTTCTTTGTTGCTGCAATTTTAACAACTATCTTAATCATTGAGAAATTTTACTAACCCCTTAAACCCTTTTAAAATATGGATAAATATATAAGTAATGATGATAAAAACCCTATCAATTGGAGCGGCAATAATAAAGAATGTTCTGAATGTAATGAAGTGTTAACGCTGCACGATTATGATAATATATGTTCTGAATGTTACAACAAAGAAGAAGAAGAAGAAGAAGAGACAAATAACTAAAACTATTAATTTTAAACTATAAAACACTATGAATTTACTTACATAAAACGCAAAGATGAAAAAAACGAGCAAAGAAAATAAAGCAAAAATTTTTAATTTCTCTATTCCTGCATATAAAACGAAAGGAGGAAAAATAACATGCCCA